ACGATGGCAGAAGTCGCGGTGATGCCAGCGAAGACCGACGCTCCGGAGACGTTCAGGGTCCCCGTCACAAAGACCGGACCAGTCAGTCCGATGCTGGTCGATGCGGTTAGGTCGATGCTGGTTACGGTCGTGCCGCTGCGGGTCACGAGCATGTACGTGGTGTACGTATTCTCGGCGTCGTTGCCGACCTGTGAGTACAGGTACCCGCCCGAGGCTACCCAGCGGAACTTCTTGTTATCCGCAGGCCCGTCCGTCTCGTCAAAAAAGAGCTCTGGCGTCGTGTTCGAGATGCGCTGCGTCGCGGTCCACACGTTCGAGGCCGACAACAGCGGAGCGCTCGACGGCCACTGCGCGACCTTGAGCAGCCCGCCGCTATCCAGCCCAGCGTAGCCGTTGGCCGTGTCCTTGGCAGACGCGTCCTGCTTCGAGTTGATGGCAGTGGAGATCTCAGCGAACTCCGCGTCCATCTCGGAGCCCTTGATCTTCTTGGCAGGGTCGCCAGAAGTGAGCGAGTCCTTCGGAGTGAAGAAGACGTTCTGCGTGTAGTTGCTCATGCGTAGCGCCCGACCTTGGCAAAGAGTTCAAGCTGCTGCACAGCCAGAACCGAGTTGTTGATGACTACGGTAATACCAATCTTGATGTACTCGCCCGAGCCGCTGGCCGGGAGTTGCCCTGACTGCAAGTTCACGCCACCGCCGAACTCGGCGAGGTTCCACTCGCTTGCTCCCCACTCTCCAGACCCACTCTGAGAAGGCGCGGTGAAGACTTTGGTGCGGGTAGTGTACACTTGCTCGAAGTCGAGGGCCCACTTGAACGTGGCTTGGAAGGCGGTATCAGAGTAAAACACCCCTGAGATCCGCTTCGGGAAGATGAGGAAGCCTTGCTGAGTAAGATCCAGCCAACCAGATTCGTAGTCGAATATGTAGGACTCGGCTGCATCAAGCTGGCCGGCGTAGCGCCCAAAAGGCTTGGAGTCATTCCTTCCGATAAAGAAGTTGCCCGCACGGGTGTACACCATAGCAGTAGGCACAAGAGTCCACGTGCCCAGACATCGGACTGCTCCATCTTCCAGCTTACCCCGCGTGTCGAAGACGAAACACCGCCCCGACTCCGTCGTACCCCCCGAGGGCAGGGAAAGGAGGTAAACCTTGTCCCTCGGTGAATAGACGGAGCGGAGCAGTGAAAGGTTCGCCGCAGAGACCGCAGCGTTGAAGTAGTCCTGCACGTTCTTGGACAGGTTGTTGATCGGGTTTGACTTCTCTTGGATCAGTCGCCCGAGCGACTGCAACCCGTACTCGGACAGGAACCAGAGGTCCCCGTCTACGTGCTGGATAGAGTGCCGGCTGATGCATCCAGTCCCCTGAATGACATCCACGACGTACATGGTGAGCGGGTCAATGCCGATCTGCGACCCCGCGCCGTCGGTCCACATGATGATGCTACGCTTTCCGAAGACGACCAGCGCGCCGTTGAAGGTGGCGATGGCTTGGATCTGGTCGTTGCCCGGCCAGACATTCCACATGTCTACGAGGCCGGAGCCCGCGCCGTCCCAATCGGTACCGTCTAGCAGGGCGCTGTAGCGAATGGTGTGCCCGTCATTCATCACGCCCCACAGACGGCCGAAAGCTGCGACCACGTTGCCCGAGTCGGGGACGTTGGTCCCGCTGATAGCAACGTCGGCGGCCGGGGTATTGGGGTCCCAATAGACCCCCTTCGTGCCTGTGGTCTTGTAGGTGAAGATCCACGCCTTGTTGTTAAAATTGACTATGGAGCTCCGGAGAGGATCGTCAATCGTCAAGTACGTGGTGGTCCCGTTCCACGACTGCCCGTTGTTCGTCGAGTACCTGTACCCGTCCGAGGTCATCGCCATCAGGGTGAGGCCGCCGTCCGACTCTACGAGCTCAATGAGATCGTACCAGCGCTGGGTCGTAGTGCCGATCAGGTCCTCGAACCCCTTCCGCGCAGCGATCCGGCCGTTGTCGTCTATCACGGCGTTCTGCAACACGGTACACCACTCCGGGCCTAGCGTGCCCGAAGCCTGCTGCGTGTTGAGTCCCATGAAGCCGGGGACGTTGAGCGGGATGCGCGCAAGCGCTGCTCCGCCGTGGGTCCGTGGAGTCGGCATTAGTCTCTCACCATCTCGTACTGGTTGGTGCGGCCCAGCCGCAGCCGGTCGCGTTCAATCTCTGCCGCCAGCGCAATCCGGTACCGGGTCTCGGCAAGGCTGCCCGGCTCGCCGAGCTCCTCGCCCCGCTCGTTCAGCGCGAGGTACGTGGCGCCAAGGATGAGCGGCCGGGACGGGGCTGCGATCTCACGAGCCACGTCCGTGTCCGGATCAATCTCCGCCTCCGGATCGTGGCACCGGACGTACATGTAGTAGGTCGCGTCCGGATTGCAATTTACCCGCAGCGCCGGGCCGTCGTAGTCCGGGTGATCCGGAATGAACGAGAACTCGGATGGCTGGGCCTGCTGGCCCCGACCTTCTAGGATGGACTGATTGATGCGGGCCTCGCTGCCTTCGGCCAGAGAAGCGCACGGGCGGTTGTAGTTCTGGTCGGTGATAGTCTCGTACAGGTACGCCACCGGCATACCATCCTCGCCGTACCGCAGTTGGGCGCCCCGGCCGAGGCCGGTCCACCCGGAGTACAGCGAGGTCGAGCCGACCCCCACATCGTACTGCGTCGTTCCGGGGGTCACCGTGATGAGGATGCCCCGATCCATCTTGGTCCAGTCGTGCGCGTCCACAACCTCCTTGTGCGTGTCCGCCACGAAATCCGCCACGAGCCGCGCGTACTCGTCGCTCAGATCAGCGACGGTGGGCTCGCGGAGCCTGCGGAGTACCGAGTTGACGATCTCAAGTAAGGTCATGTTCTCTTACGTCCTAGAAGCGTGAAGAAGCGCCGGATCCAGTGGTCGTGGTACGGACCGGGACCGCCGCCGTAGATGACTTCCGTCTGTACCCCAAGGTCGCAGGTGATCGGGAACTCCTGTGCCTCTCCGTAGACATTCGCCAGCGCCACGTCTACCGCACAGGTGACCGTGAAGTCCGCGTTCACCTGATAGACGACGCCAGAGAAGAACCCCTGCGTGGCCACGGCAAGGGGACCATAGCCGATCCCCTGCACCGCTACTGATGCCGGAACCATTACGCGGTCCTCGTGACCGTGGTCGTCCCGGCTGCCTCGCTGATGTCCTGATCAATCTCGGGAGCCCCGGAGGGTCCGACGTACCGGCGCGTGGCCGTGACGTTGAGGTCGCTGCCAAGCCCGTGCAGCTTCCAGATCTCAAGAAGCTGGGTGGCCTGCTGGGCCGAGAGGCCGGAGCCGCTGGACACCGTGATGAGGCCCGCCGAGTTGCCGATGATAAGCGACACGGTGTTGGGGCGGCGCACGTCCGCGATGTTGTGGTTGGCGCCAACGAAGCGGACGCTGTAGTGGTCGTACGTCGAGACATCGAACAGCACCGTGTAGCCGTTGATGATCTCGAACGTGCGCGCGTAGGTCACGCCCGAAATCGTCACTTCACTGTTGTGGCGGTGCGTGTCGGGATAGGGCATCCCCTCGCTGTCTTCGATGTCCTTGAGAGCCAGCCGGAGTGCGTTCACGTCCAACTCGTACAGGGCTGGATCGGACTGAGAGTCGCCGGTGCCGGGCGTGCCCGACACCAGCGTCATGAACGACGGAGGCACGGTGATGATCTTCGTGGCCCAATCTATCGTCACTGCCACGGTCTGTTACCTCGATGTTGGGCCGGATCCGCGCGATGCGATGAAGCAATTTACTCGCTGCTCCTGATTGTCCGAACGGGTGCGAAGCATTGCTACCTGCTGTTCCAACGCAATCAGCCGATCCCGGAGTGCGTCGATCTCAGTCTGCTGCTGCTTGTTTCGGGAATCGAGAGCCTTGGCGTTCCGCAGGTGGACTGACTCACTCATCGCGAATCAACTGGATCGTGAGGTCCAGTCCCGACGAGTTGGAGATGGTGGCGGAGATGGGGGCCGTCTTGTAGTAGGTAGACGACGTTCCCTTCCGGATCCAGCCCTCTACGGGCTGCGGGTTCGACAAGGACCGGATGTCCTGCACTTCCCCGTTGCTGTCAGTAAGTGTGTTAAAAATCACAGTTCCCGCCGTCAGGGGTCCGCCAGAGCCAGCGATAAGGTAGACGCGGGCGTTCTGGACGTTGCCGCCCGTGACCGAGTCTACTGCCTTGATCGTGGTCGTGACCTGACCGGCCACCACGTTCACAGTGCCGCTGCCGGTATTCCGCACAGACGGGATGGTGTAGCCTGCGCCGACGTTGATCGTGAGCGCCTGACCCGAGGCGACGTTGACCGTGATGGTCTCGTTGCCCGTGCTGCCTGTGCTAACGGGCGAGCCCGTGGTACCCGTCACGTAGCCGGTGGCGAAGTTGTTCCAGTTGAACGACGTGGTGGAAGACACCGTGCCGAGGTCAACCGCGTGGTTGCTGCCGTCTGAGATGAACGTGCAGTCATTCACGTTGGTCATGCCAGCGGGCGTGGTAACGAGCGACGTGGCCGTCGTGAAGTTGGCCAGCGTGCAGGTATCCAGCGTTCCGCCGTTCAGCGTCACAGTGCCGGTCGAGCCACGCCACGCGCTGCTAGTGACCGTCGTGTTCGACCGCAGGACGAACGCCCCCATGTTGAGGAAGCCGCAGCCCGTGAGCGCGACAGTGGGGTTGTTGGTGGTGACCGTGAACGTGCCGGGGCTGGTCGTGCCTAGGCTGTTGAACGTGACGTTGGTCAGCGTCAGCACCGAGGAGGCGTGGTCCACGATGATCTGGTTGAAGCCAGAGGCAACGTGCGGGTTCTCCGGGATGGAGACGCTCTTGTTGCTGTCGGTGAAGACGCAGACCGTCGCAGTGCCGCTGCTGTTCTGCCCGATGGCCAGCTTGCCCTGCAACTCGTAGCCGCCGCCGACGCCAGTGAAGACGCCCCAACGGTTGCTAATATTGTCGTTCTGCGTCGCTAGACCGGCGAAGGCCGCGTCCGCGTCCGCGCCATCCCCGCCAGTGACGTACACGCCGGTCCCGTGGCGAATGGCGTCCACCACGAGGTTGAAGCCCTTGACCGATGCCGTGATGTTCGCCAGCCCGCCGAAGACGCGGAAGCCGCCGTTCGGGCTACCGACCTGAGTACGGTACGGAGATGCCCCCGTGTTGGAGCTATAGACGCTCGGATCCACGGGGTAGCACTTGGCCACGCGGCCCGCCGCGCCGTAGGTCTCGTTGCCTTCGACGTGGTACTTGCAGTACGCCGTCGTGCTGCTGCCAATGGCAACCGTCAGGCCACGCGCTGCCAGCGTATCCGTGAGGCCGGGGGTGGTCATGAACAGCCACGTGTAGACGTGGCGGCCACTCCCAATCGTGACGTTTGAGCCGTTATCGAATACCTGACCCTTCTCCGCTGCCGAGATCTGCTTACCTACGCCGTAGGTTCCCTGCATCGAGGAGTCGGCGTTCTGGTCCAGACCAGACGCGCCACCACCCAGCGCGGCCCACCCAGTAGTGGATTCCGCGAGGGTGATGTCTGACAGGTCGGTGGTGTAGCTAGCAGTAGCCACTAGGGCCCCCTATTAAACGTCGGGGGTCCGAATGACGGTCGTAGAGCCGCCTCCCGATCCCAACGTACCAGTGGTCTCGAACGTCTTGATGCCCGCGTTGTCGCCGTCCGTGCCGCCGTCACGCGCCCGGATGAACAGGCTGCGCGGGGCGTTGTACACGACAGTGAAGCTCTCGGTCGTGAAGCGCGGCTTCGCCGTGCCCGTGCCCGTACCAGCGCCCGTTGCCGTGAAGATAGTCCCCGGATTCGAGTCAGCCGCACCGATGAGGGTGAAGTCGGTCGTCCCCGTGGTGACGATGATGTACTCCACGCCAGTCGTGAACGAACCGGCCGTGACCGGGGTGCTGTCCGCAAGCTGGTCGAGGTAGGCAACGAACACGCCAGCGCCGTTCGAGGCGTTGTTGCCCGAGAAGTCCGTCGGAGAGATGGTGAACGTAGAGCCGCTCCATGCGCTGTAGGCGTGCTTGGAGATCAGGCCGTTCGCGCGCGTGATGCGGATGAAGCCGGAGGCCGGCGTGTCTACCGGGATCGCCCCGTTGACCACTACCGACGAGACGGCCCCACCAGTCAGCGCGCCGTTCAGGGTGAACTGCGCCGTGTCGAGGCCGCCGCCCGTCTCCGGGCCGACGAGGACGTAGTCCTCATCCACCACCAGACCGCCAACCGAGAAGGTGACGTTGTTCGGAGGCTGCCACGTGTTGCCATCCAAGTCCTGCAACAGGTCGCTGTTCGACAGGTCGGCCGTCTCCAGCGCGAAGCCGTAGGCGCCGATGAGGGCGGAGCCGGTCGAGGCGCCGCAGAACGGCTTGGAGATCGGGCGCTCGGTGGCTGCACCGCTGGTGACGCCCGTGGCACCGCCGTTGCCCGTGATCGTGACGCCACTGCCGGGAGCCGTGCCGGTAAGCAACTGGATCCACAGCTTCAAAGTTACGCCGCCACCAGTGTCGTCCACTGCAAGCAACTGGCCGGTGCCGCCGGTCCACGAGACCGACTCCGGCTCGACCCACGTGCCGCTGCCCGAGCCAATCGGGATCTCGTGCGTGATGCCACGGAACAGTTCGCCCGGAAGGCCGTAGAGCGTGCTGGCCGACCCGTCACGGGTGAGCCACTTCATGCGCTCGTAGAACTGGTTGATCGAGTAGGTGGACTTGTCCCACTCGCTGTAGTACGGCTCGTCAACAGTGTTGTTGTTAACGTCGAGGAGCGTGTAGCCCTCGTTCAGGTTCGTGATGCCGGTCCACGTGGCAACGGTGGCCTCGGCCGTCCCGTTGTTCAGGTCGGTCGCATCCGCCAACGCGAGCACGTTGTTGCCGCGCGACGTGCTGTTGATCACGAACTCTGCGAAGGTCTTGTTGAAACGGCGGGCCGTTCCGATGATCTTGCGGAGGTCGATGTCCGCCCCGCTGGTGCGGGTCTTGATCATAAAGCGGTGCGAGATACCCGCCGTGGCGTCGGAGTTCAGGCCGCCAGACGCAGTATTCCACCAGTCGTCCGCCAGCACAGCGCCGTTCTGGATCAACTGGATCTGGATATCGCTATTGCCGAAGTTGACGATGCCGTCCCAAATGTCGGCACCGCCCGCCTGCACGATGGAGCCGTCGTACAGATGCTCGGCTGCCGTCGCGTCGATGTTGTAACCGTTGATCAGCGTGATCAGGTTGTCGGTAGCGCGCTCGGACGGCGTCTCGTCCGTGATGTCGAGCTCGTCACCAGTGCCGCCCTGCCACGACGCATCGTCGGCGAGGTCCTGCAACCAGCGGTGGAACTCAATGACCGTCGCGTATGACGGAGTAGTTCCGCCAAAGCGAATGTGGTCATCGCCAATGTAGCGGATATTGCCCGTGGATCGGTCAATGCTCCAGTCAGTTGCGACAAGTGCCATGTCTTAACCCCAAGTCTGTGTAAAGGTGAACTGAATCGCGTCGCCTGCATCCAGCACAACGCCAGCAAAGTCGGTCTTCAAGTGCAACTCGCCACCACTGGAGGCCGTGAAGGCGCCCGCGTTGGTGATGGTTTTCGCTCCCTGCGCGAAGATCGTAGCAGTCAGAGAGTTCTGATTCGGGCCCGGAAGGCCGCGCGAAGCGGCTACTCGGGACTCGTTGGCCTCTGTAAAGAGGGACGTGTCACCCTTGGCTGAGGTTCCGGCTCCGGTACCCCACCCGATGTAGTAGGTTGCGGGGGCGGTGCCGGTTCCGTTCCAAAGATTCCGGGCCAGCGTCTCCGCAAGCGACGTAAAAATGTTTGCCATCGGCTCCTCTTGAGCTTCCCGGAGGGCGTCAGCACCTCAACGGTGCCGTCCCGCCTCAATACCCTGACCTGTACCGTCACTTCTGAGACCACAGGCACCTTCGGGTGGTTGAATTTGCCCTTGCTGGACGGCTTTCGACGGACAAACACCCGTCCGCGCGTGCCGCGAGGGGCCAATCTCTTGTCTCCGCGCCTCAGCGCGCCTACATCCTGCTTCACAATGGTCCACCAACGCATCAGTAGAGCCTCGTGACCGTCACAAACCCGTTTGATCCAGAGAGATTGGTGATTGCGACGTGCGTAATGCCGGGCGGGACCCGGTAAACGGCGACCCCGATGGGGAAAATGCGCCGGATACCGACCGTTGCGTCCACTGACGAGTCGCCGAAGGCCATCCGGCACTCATTCGTGGCCGAAACCTCCACCACTTCGCACTCTGCGGGCAGGGCGACGCGGTTATTGCCCGCCTGAATGGGCAACTCAACGACCGACTCGTCATCCGGAGCGAGTGTCTGGATGACGTGCGAGTCCCGGTCCTTGGGCAGGAGCGGGTGGGTCGCATGATTTGGAGACCACTTGGCCACAGGTTATGCCTGCACGCCCTGACCACTAGACGGGAGCACCCAATTACGCACCTGCTGGAGCGTGTAGGATGTGCCTTCGAGCGCGTTGTACTTGTCGAGGGCGTCCTGCGCGTCGGAAATGAGGTCGGCCTTGAGGGCCTGAATCTCGTCGATGCGCGTGGTTCCTGCGAGGAGTCGCTGGCGCTCGGCTTCGAGGGCCTCGTACTCCGCAACGAGCACGAACAGGTATTGCCTTGCGGCTTGATTGCGTACTGACATAGTTGGTTAAGTCCTATCGCTTTCTAGCTGGACAGCCGTTGAGGTGAATACGGTGTTGGGAGATGCGGCCATGCGGATCTCAAGGGTGAAGTTGATCTGTCTAAGGTTGCCGATAGGTGCAGCAGTCAAGCTCCACGTGTTAGTCGATCCGAGACTCACCCAAGAATTGAACGTCCCATTGGCGAAAGAGGTGTTGCCGGTCAGGTTCGAGGCGCGGGCCTCGTATTGAGACGAGGTGCCCCCGTTCATCCACGTACCGGAGCCACCCCCACCAACCGTACTCCACGTCCCTGCGTTCGACAGCGTGATGGACGGCCCAGAGGAGGTGAAGGTGATGCAGCTAACGACGGACGGCATTGTGGCGCCGAGAAGTGAAGTGATCTGTTTCCAGACCCCACCAATCTTCTGCCACACTGTCGCCGTCTTCCACGTCCCGCTGATGTTCACCCACGCAGTACAGTCCTTCCACACTCCACCTATCTTCTGATGAAGTGCCATAGAGCCTCCGTTAGCTGTGCTGCATGTAGATGTCGCCGTCACTGCCGCCAGAGGGCGTGCCGGTGCCGTGGCTGATGATGCAGGAACCCGACCAGTTGTTCATGGCAAGCGCCTGACCAGACGGTCCCTGCCACACGCTTCCGGTGAAGTAGAGAATCCAGCCCATCCCACTCTGGTTGTAGATGCCGCCTGCCTGTGCGCCCGTCTGGAACATCAGGTTGGGGCTACCGGATGCGGCTGAGAGGCAGATTCCGGCGTAGCCGTTGTAGCTGCCGCTGATGTACGCCGATCCGTAGCTCTGGTACGGAAAGGTGTGGAAGCCAACCCCATACGGATAGCCGTAGAGACTAACGCCAGCGTTGTTCCACGCGAGGTAAGCGCGGGCGGTGCCAGCACTGTCCTGCATCAGCAGGTAGTTGAGGGTGCCGTCGCTCCCGCCACCGCGAATGTTCCATCCGTCGGCTCCGCGTGGGTAGATGTACTCGTTGTTGTCGGTGTACAGGCCAGCCGTGCCGTTCAGCCTGATCCAAGCGTTCGCGTACAGGTAGCCGTTCGATCCATTGAACTCCCACCCGTTGATGTAGTGGGATACGCCACCGGCGAACGTCTGCGACGCGGTGAACGTGTTGCCGTAGTTGGTCAGCGCGTGGATGTACCACGTCCCCCAAGTGCCGTTATCGCGGCACCTGAACGCGGGCTGCGGAGAACCTCCGAGGGGCGCGCGGGGCCACGCGAGTTGCAGGTTGTACTGCGCCCAAGTGTAGTTGCTGCCGATGCCCAAGCCCAACGTGAAGAACTGCGAGCCTCCCGTACCGGGACCGTTGGTGGTCCCTTGAATGTACGTCGGGCCGAACCGCGAGGCTGAATTGAAGTCCGTGTAGTAGCCGTGGACGTTCCCGTCCATGTCGTTGAACAACTGCGGGGCCAGCGCACGAGAAATGATCTCGCTCCCGTTCGCCTTGATGACGCCAGCGCCGCCGTTGGCGGACAGGTACATGTCACCGATCTGGTTAACGACTTCCATGATGGTCGCGGCGGCACCGCCGTACCCCATGTAGCCAGAACGGGTGCCGGGGGTCGCCGTGCGGGCGTACCATGCCATGTAGGTGTGATCGGTGTCGCTTGCTTGCAGGGCCAGCGTCTCGCCACCCTTGTAGGCGAACAGCTTGCCGTAGGAGTAGACGTTGCCGAGATTCGGCTGCAAGATCAGCGAGTAGGCAGTCGCGTTGCTATCGTGCCGCCCCACGTCGATGTAGCAGTTGCCGCTCCCGAGGACGCCCATCTGCATCCCGTAGAGCGGGTCGGCAGAGTAGCGCAGGACGAGCGACGAGGCCGCACCGATGGTGCCGAGGACAGGCAGTGCGCTGTTGTCGGACGAGGCCAGGATGGCGGTGTCGTCCTCGCGCACAACCTTCTTCCACGAGCCCCACACGCCGTTGTTCTGCGTGCGCGTGTACAGCCTGTTGGTGCGCCAGTCGTGCCCAAGCTGCGTCGTCCAGTCGGCGCTGTAGGACAGTGACAGGAGCGACTGATCCGTGACGCCAGCCGGGAGGTCAACCGCGTCATTGCGGTGATAGTAGGCACCGAAGCCCACGTTGTCCACAGTGCGCCCGTCAGCGGTGTCGATGCCGCTGAGGTATCCGGACGACACGTAGCCGCCATTACCGTGCGTGTGCCCAATCAACGCATAGCGGCGTTCGACCGTCACTGGGTACCCCTTAAATCAAAAGAGGGAGCCCCCCGAAGGGGGCCCCCACTAAGTCCCTTAGGCAGGGACAACGATGGCGATGCCGGCTTCCGGACGCAGAACGCCCAGACCGAAGATCATGTCGGACGTGAACAGGTCAGCAAGCCACTCCTGCTTGTACTGAGTCTGCACACGCGGACGAAGCTGCTCGATCAGAACGAGCGCGTCCTTCTGGAGAAGGAGCGCAGCGCGCTGGTCGGTCGCGGCCGCACCGTCGGCCACCGACGCACAGTTCGTCGAGACATAGACCTCGACGCCGTACAGGTTCCCGAGGAAGCCGTTGCGGATCGAGTTGGCCGAGCCAGCCTCGCCCACAAACGCCTGCTCCGTGAACCGCTGGATGCCCATGAGCTTCGCCTTCTCGACAGGCGGGATCACGAGCACACGGCCCATCGACGGCACGTCGCTGTCGTCGAGCTCACGGATCATCAGGCGGAGGCCCTCTTCCGTGATCGTCGCAGCGTTGCCGGCGTTGGTGTTCGCGGCCGGGTTCCAAGCAACGAGCGCGCCCGTCGTCGGGGTACCGATCACAGCCTTGCTGTAGTTGGTGCCTTCGACCGTCGGGGCAGCGTCCGCACCCGCCAGCTTCGCGCCCTGCGCGTGGAGAAGCTGGTCAACCTTCTTCGCCAGCGCGTAGCCAGCGTCGTCGGTGTAGAAAGAGCGGTAGCTGTCGTTCGCCTGAATCGCAGCGATGTCCTCGATCAGCCGGGAATACTCCCAGTGCTGGTCGATCACAAACTGCTTCTTCGTCTCCTGCGCGGCGATCAGCGTGACCTGAGTCTCCACCGCCTTCGCGCTCGGGGCGCTCCGACCGGGGGTCGGGACGTGGATCGTGTCGCCCTTCTTGCCGACGTGGTTCATCACGACGACAAGCTGCGGCATCACGAGGTTCGACTTGTAAGCCGCGATGATCTCGTCAGACCAAAGTTCGCCAATGAACGCGCTGTTCGAGCGCTGCCGAGACGCATTGGAAAGTAGCGTCTGGGTTACCATTGGGCTGCTGTCAAAACTTGCCATTTGGCATTACTCCTAGAGGTGATTAGTCAACAATACGGCCCTCCTCGTAGGCGATGGCAATACGCTCGGCGTTGCTGCGCAGCCAGAAGTCAGCGTCCCTGTTGCCTCTCTTGGCAAGCAGTCGCTTCTCCATCAGTGCGGCTCGGGAGAACGTCTCTGTGACTTCCGGGGCCGAGGCCCCCGAGGTCTCCAGCGTCGCTTCCTTCACCTTCTGCTTTCGCTCAGCCTTGCTCTGCTCTCGCTTGGCGAGGTCTCGGTGCTCGTAGTAAGAAGCCCACAGGTCCCTCGCAGCGTCGAAATCGCCAGCGTCGCCAGCACGGGCCAGACGCACCCGGTACGGGCGCTCCTGAATCCAGTTGACGAACGCGGGGTCATGCACATCCTTCTCCCACTCAGGGTAGTCCTGTGCAAACTCCGCGCGGGCGCGGCCAATCCGCTCCTGCATCAGTTCCTGTTCGAGCTTCTCAACATGCGGCCTGACCTCACGGTTGACGACACTCTTGATGGTCTCGTCGGGGTTCGCGTAGAGGTCTTCCGCTTCTACAGGTTTGGCACGTGGCGCGTCCTGTGTGTCTGCCGGCCGGCGCAATTCTAGCTCAAGGAGCTCATCGACGGTCTTCCGCATCCGGCCGAGATCCTGTGCCTGACGGCTGTTCAGTTTCTCAAGCTCGACGTAGGACTGTGCGATCTCTTCTGGAGTCTTGCCTTTGAAGCGTTCCGGGATGTTCCCCGCTTCCTGCTTGCGCTCCTCAGATCCAGCCGCCGCATCCTGAATCTCCTGATCCAGAGCGTCGGTGGTCTCCAATTGCTTTGCGTAGTCTTCAAACTTAGCCACGATTGTCAACTCCTCATCGGTCCCCTAGGGGGATTGTCCGAAAAAACCGCAGTACCGGATGGCGTATTATCTGCGGCGTTCATGTTCTCCGCCGTAGCGGAGATTGTTAGAGTCCCACTGCTTGCCGGAACCCTTGTTTCGTTGCATCTTTTCCCATTTGGCTGCCGCTGTCGGGAAGCCAGTATCAACCCCGCAGTTCATGTAGTCCAGATGGACGGGAACGATTTCCAGCTTGGCTGTCGCTCCGCACTCCGGACAGGGGTTAGATGCCCTTTCGCTTACCTTCTTAAACTCCTCGTGCTCGTGCCCGTCGGGACAGACGTACTTATAGGTCGGCATCGGCCGCCTCGTCCGCCGCCTGCTGCCGCATCAGATCAGTCACCTCTTCGAGGTTGATGATGCGGGCAAGCTGCAACATCTGCCCACGGAGCTCGTTCACCTGATCCCACGACCGGAGCGTCGGCATGATCTCCTTCCACTCCGCTAGCTGGGACTTCGCCTCGGCGACCAGATTCTTCCAGCCGCGCGTCCCGAACATCTCGTCTAGCTCGTCGTAGTACCGTTTGATATCGGTGTCTTCGGTAGCCATTGTCCCTCCTTAATTGGCCTTTGGCTTCTCTTTGTCGGCGTCCACCTTACGTTGGGAGACCCTCACCTGTTCCGCTGCGACGGCCGCGTTGGCCGCCTCAATGGACACCTTGTCGTCCTCAAGCTCAGCAAGCACCAACTCCCGCTTGGCCTTGGCCTTTGCGAGCTCCGCCTCGGCGGCTGCCTTGGCTGCGGCGGCCTGCTCTTTGGCCAATGCCGCCTGTGCCATCCCAAGCTGGATCTGCTGCATCTGCTCCTGCATCTTGACCGTC